GGAGACCTCAACAAGATGTCATTCGGATTCTCTGTCATCAAGGATTCATGGAACAACGAAATGACCGAAAGAACTCTAAAGTCGGTCAGATTATTTGAGGCAAGTATTGTGGCCTTTCCAGCATATGCCTCAACCGAAGCAATGGTTCGCTCATTAGACAAGGCAGCCACTCGCGCACAGGTTGACGCTGACGAACTAGCTGACGCAGTTCTAAAGCTGGAAGAAGGCGCAGACCTAAGTGACTCTGAGGCAGAGCTAATCAAGAAGGTTGTTGACACTCTTTCCCCTGTGACGCAGGTAGAAGAAGAAAAGACCGAAGAGCCAAACCTGCTCGACCTAAAGCGCAAGCAGCTTGACCTACTACTAAAGAGGAACTAATGGCAAGCAAAGAACAAATCAAACAGACCATTCTTGCAATCGCAGGAGACCCATCGGTCGGCGAGGTTTATTCACTAGCTGACAAGTGGGCTGATGCCATTTGGAAGTTAGACAACAAAGATGTCGCAGTCAATGATGACAGCGATAGAAACAGCGGCGCATCGGCGACAGCCGCTACAAAGGAAACTCGCATTATCAAACCAACTGAAACGCGCATCCCCTGAGCGCAAGGTTTTAGCGAGTAACCACCCCAGAGGGTCTTCCTTTCTACCTCTGGGGTTTTCCTTTACCTAGTAGAATATAAACAGGGTTGAGTGTAAGCACCGCCTGTTATTCAGTTCTGCGTAAGCGCGGCTGAAGTCAATAAAACTATTAGGAGACCAAAATGTCACAGTCCTTTATTAAGGCTCAGGCTGAGGCTCGTGCTAAGGCATGGGAGGAAGCAAAGGCCCTGCTTGACTCCGCTGCTGCTGAGAAGCGCGACTTGACTGCTGAAGAGCAGAACAAGTTCGACCGCATTAACGCAGACCTTGACGAGCGTGCAGCCGCAATCGAAACCATCCGCAAGGCAGAAGAGCGTGAGGCTAAGGCCGCATCTCTAGCAGGCGGATACGAAGTAGCACAGACTTCCAAGTCTGACTACGACTATGTTCGCGCACTTGCAAAGGGTGAGATTCGTTCTCACGAATTTGAGACTCGCGGAACAATGACCCCATCAAACTCTTCTGGCGTTGTGCCTCAGTCTTTTGTGAATCGTGTATACGATTTGGCGAGGGCTGTAGGACCGATGCTAGACCTCGGAGAGCGTTTTGAAACTCAGGGGGGCGAAGACTTGAAGATACCTGTGCTTTCAAATTACGCAACTGCTGTTCTTGAAACACCAGGTTCGGCAATTGACGAGTCAGAGCCAACCTTCAGCTCAATCACTCTGGGCGCATACAAGTATGCATTCCTAGTTCCAGTTGCTCGCGAACTAATCGAAGACAGCGGTGTTGACATTGCTGAAGTTCTTGCTCGCGCTGCTGGTAACTCAATCGGTGTTGCAGTTAACGCTGCTCTAACAACTGGTTCGGGAACTGCTCAGCCAACTGGTATCGTAACTGCTGCTGGAACTGGTGTTGCAGGAACTATCGCAGGTGGTCTATTCACCGCTGACCAGCTTGTAGACATGGTCTACTCTGTTGACCCAGCTGTTAGGAGATTGCCTGGAACTGGATGGCTCATGTCTCCAACCGCAATCCGTAACGCTCGCAAGCTAAAGACGACAGATGGTTACTACCTGTTTGAGCCTGGTCTCAACGGCGCAACCGCTGACACTCTTCTTGGCTACCGCGTAAACGAGAACCCTGGAATGGCCGCAGTCGGCTCAGCCGCAGCCAGCCTGGGCTTCGGATATCTCCCGTCATATAAGATTCGCCTTGCAGGCGGACTTCGCGTTGACAGAAGCGATGACTTCAAGTTCGGTAACGACTTGAGCGTCTTCCGTTTCATGATTCGCGTTGACGGAAACCTATCTCACCAGAGCCACTTCCAGATTTTCAGAGGCTCGGCTGCATAGCCAACCTCCGATATCTAGCAAGTCCCTCGACCAAAAGTCGGGGGATTTTGCTATTGTGGGGTTAGAAAGGAAACAATGAAACCAGAACAATTAGACCTTACTGTCACGACCTATTCCAACAGCCCATATCAGCCGACTGGATATGGACAACAGATTGGTTATCTCGTTGACAATCTTGTAAAGCATGGAGTCAATGTTGGCCATGTTTCTAACTATGGGCTAGAAGGAAACAACTCAACGCTCAAAACCCCTTACGGAGAAATCCCGCATTACGCAAGAGGCTTTGACCCAATGTCTCAAGATGCACTTGCAGTTGGACACAAGATGCAGATGGCAAAGAAGGATTGGAAAGATTACATCCTGACACTTTGCGATGTTTGGGTTCTAAAGCCTGAGATGTGGCCGACAGATGAGTGGCCAAACATTCTGAGCTGGATACCGCTCGACCATATCTCAATGCCCCCTGCTGTCAAGCGTTGGCTAGACAAAGACAATGTAACGCCGATTGCAATGTCACCCTTCGGCATGGAGCAACTTAATGATGTTGGAGTCGAGGGAATCTATATCCCTCATTCGATTGACACAGTTTCTACCTTCAAGCCAACTAACAAAATTGGCAAGCAAGACGCAAGAGAATTTCTAGGACTCAAGGAAGACGACTTTCTTGTTGTGGTCAATGCCGCTAACAAAGCAAACAAATCAGTTCACAGAAAATCATTCGATACTGTGTTTATGGCTTTTGCAATGTTTAGACAGAATCACCCGAATGCTTACATGTATGTTCACACCGAACCCAAGGGCGTTTATGGTGGCTTTCACTTGCCCCGATTAGTCGAGGCTTGCGGGCTTGACATGAGTTCTGTTATCTTCCCTGACCCGATTGACTACCGATTGGGAATTGACCGCCACGACCTAGCTGGCTTTTACTCAGCAGCCGATGTTGCACTTCAGGTTTCACTCGGAGGTGGGTTCGAAATTCCAATCATCGAGGCACAGGCAGCGGGTTGCAGGGTCATCGCATCTGACTGGACTGGACCAAGAGACCTAGTGGCAGAGGATGGATTCAAAGTTTCGGGACAATTGTTCTGGGATGAGGCGCAAGCTGCATGGTGGAAGATTCCGTCAATACCCTCAATTGCACAACAGCTTGAAAAGGCTTATGAAGTGTCTAAGAGGGAAGGTCGCTATTCAGAAACCTCACGCAAGTTTGCTCAGCAGTTTGACAATGCTAAAGTCTGGAATCACTATTGGTTACCATTCCTCAAGACCCTGGTCTAATCTCTCTGCCCCTAGCAATTTGGGGAGATGGTTATTCTCAATTCCTGCCTCAATGGTGGGCAGGAGTGCAGTCGCTCGAGACGAAGCCTTTTGAGATAAACATTGTCACCGATGAGAAGAACTGGGAAGCAGTTAAGGCGAGCGTCCCAAACGAGGGTGTTATCAGGGTAATAAAAGAAAACCTAAACAGCTATGCGGAGTATTGGAATCAAGCAATCTATCTATGCGTTGGCAAGTGGATAGCTATTTGTAATGTTGACGACTACTTCCTGCCTAAAGCCTTGAACTCGATACCTGAGGCAGAGGCGGCAGGTTGCAACCTAGTTTGCGACTGGCTTAGAACCAAAGGCACAGATTATGTCCAACAGACCAAGTGGCTACCAGAGACCCTTGATTATGAGTTCGAATTAGGCGGTGCTAACCCCATGACCAGACACCTCTGGCAAGCCTCTGGAGGCTTCCCTGAGGGCATAAGATTCGCCGACTGGGGTCTTGCGCTACACATGAGGAAAACTGGTCTTGTAAAGCCGTACAACACCCCTACGATGAGGATTGTTTTTGACAGAGGTTATGACCGCATGACAACCTCTGGAGCATTGGTTGGGCCTGATGAAAGGGCAGAGGGCATGGAGCAGATTAGACAACTATCAAGGTCGCTCAGGTGAAGGTTCTCATCTTGGGAGCTGAGGGGATGCTTGGCTCGGCGATGGTCAAAGAGCTTTCTTCTTTTGACCTGATTGCACCCACACGCTCGGAGTATGAAGCACCTGACTCGATTGACCAATTTATGCTGACCGAAGGCGATGTTGTTATTAACTGCATCGGAGCGATTCCACAGAAGAAGCCGACAGTCGAAAAGCTGGAAAAGATAAACGGAGATTTTCCTCATCTCCTGGCAACTCGCAAAGACCTTTACTTCATTCAGATTGCAACTGACTGCGTCTTCGCAGGTGACAAGGGTTTCTATACAGAACAATCAGAGCGAGACGCAACCGACCCCTACGGCGTGAGCAAGAAGCGAGGCGAGGTCTCGGCAGCGAACTGGCTCAACCTTCGATGCTCGATAATCGGAGCGAACGGCACAGGCTCGCTATTCGATTGGGTGAAGAACCAACCCGAAGGCGCAAGGATAAACGGCTTTGTCAATCACTACTGGAACGGGGTGACAACTGAGGCGTTTGCAAGGGTGGTCGCAGGAATAATGAAACAAAATTACCTGTTGGCTGGAACTCAGCACCTAGTCCCCGATGACTGGGTTTCCAAATACGACCTAGTAAAGATGATTGCCAAGCGGCTAGGCAGAGATGATATCGAAGTGATACCAACCATAACGAACATGATTGACCGCAGACTTGCCACAAAGTTCAGCTACACCAACCGACTGCTCTGGCGCAACAGCCGCTACCTCAGAGGGCCGATGATTTCGGAGATGGTCAGAACAATGTCGGTAGAATAGAGGCTGGAGGAATCATGGCAATCGTTAACGGATATGCGACTCTAACCCAAATCAAGGCAGCTCTCCGAATTGCCGATGGAATAGACGACCAAGCTTTAGAAATGGCAATTGAGTCGGCATCACGCCAAATTGACTCATACACCGAAAGATACTTTTACAACGCTGGAACTGCGACAAAGCTTTTCTCGCCGATAGACAACTTTGTCTGCGAGACAGAAGACTTCATCACTCTGAGTCAGGTTCAAACATCGGAAGATGGAGAAACCTTTGACACCACTTGGGCTGCTAAGGATTGGCAGGCAGAGCCTCTGAATGGTCGAGCTGGTGGAATCGCAACTTCCTTTTATCAAATTCGAGCAATTGAGGATTACCTATTCCCAGACCGACAGGGCGAAGCAACAGTTCGCATAACTGGAACATGGGGCTGGTCAGCAGTTCCAGTAGCAATTACTCAGGCAACTGTCATTCTTGCGTCAAGAATCTTCAAGCGTCTCGACTCTCCACTTGGCATCATCTCTGGTGAGCTTGGTTCTATGAGAATTGGCTTCCGACTTGACCCAGATGTTCAACACCTAGTCGAGCCATACCGCCGAATCAGGATGGCATAGTGGCCTCAATTACAGAACTGCGTGATGGTCTCGCTGCTAATCTTGCGACCATCCCAGGGCTAAGAGTTTCTGCGATAATTCCAGACAACCCTTCTCCTCCAGTTGCCATAGTTCAGTTGGCTCGCGTTCAATATCACCAAGACTTCCAGCGAGGAATGACCGAATACAACTTCGCTGTTCAAGTTATTGTTGGCAGGGTAGATGAGAGAACTGCGCAAAGAAATCTCGATGCCTACTGCTCAAGCACAGGAGACCTGTCTGTTTCCCTTGCGGTAGAATCAGATAAGTCACTTGGCGGTAAGGCCTTTTCTGTCATAGTGACTGAAATGACGAACTATGGCTCGGTAACTATTTCGGACATCACCTACTTAGCTGCCGAGTTCAATGTTCGTGTTTTAGCTAGCTAACACATAGGAGAAAACTAAATGGCAAAACAAATCTTGACAGATGTTGTTGTCCAGCTCAACGGAACTGCAATCTCGCAGAATGTAAACTCAGTCGAGCTAACTACAACATCGGATGCGGTGGAGACCAGCAGCTTCGGAAGCTCTGGCTGGCGCACCTACCTGGGCGGGTTAAAATCAGGTTCGGTTACCCTCTCGCTTCACAACGACTATGCTTCAACTGCTTTGGACGGCATTCTTTATAACCTGTTCAACACAGTTGCAACTGTCGCAATCTTCCCTGCTGGAACTCCAGCGGGAACGAACGCACCTAAGTATGAGTTCACAGCTCTAGTTGACAATGTTGCTCCAGTAAGCGGAGCAGTCGGCGACTTGGCTGTCCAGAACCTAACCTGGACTATCACAGGCGCAGTAACTCGCGGCACAGTCTAAACAACTAAATAAAAGAAAGGAAACCAAATGCGGATGCAACTAGAGGTCGAGTTCAATGACGAGACCAAGAAGGACATCAAGGTCATCATGGCTGACATGGTGAAGTTTGAGTCTGAATACAACATCAGCATTGCGAAGCTAGGGCAGGACATGAAAGTCACACACCTGCTCTGGCTCGCATGGTCATCACTCACCAGAGAGAAGCAAACATCCCTTGGCTTTGACGCATGGGTTGAAACAGTTGCTTCCATTGGAGCGGTTGACCCAAAAGCATCGAAGGGCTAGGCGATACCTCAGCTCATTGGTATCTCGTCAGCATTGCTTACGAATACAAATTGAGTCCGTTGGAATTGCTAAAGCTTGACGAGAGAATGCTTTGGACAATGGGCCGATACCTAGTCTGGCGAGCGCAAGAAATGTCGAAGAAGTAGAGACCGACCCTTCGGGGTCGGTTTTCTATTAGGTAGAATTGACCAGAGGTGTGCCATGATAAAAGCGTTCTTTGAGATAACTGCTCAAGACATAAAGAAGCTCAAGCGCAACCTCAATGATGTAGAGCCTGATCTGAGAAAGCAATTCGTCAAAGACATCAAGGCTGTTGGTCGGGAAGCGGCAAAGCCTATCAAAAGTGCAATTAGAGCCGTAAGACCCCTGTCTGGGATGACTAGCCATGTCGGAGCTACGGCTTGGGGAGAAGGCAAAGCCATTGACTCGACTACCATCAGGTCAAAACTCAGAGCAGGCGGAAGAAGCCTCAACGCTTCGCTTGTGTCGGTTCGCCTAAACTCCGCCGCCGTCAACATCCTTGACATGGCTGGTAGGTCGGGCAGGTATGTCGGACAGGGTAAAAGAAGAAGTGGAACAACCCCAGTCGTAAGAAGAACGGCCTCTGGCGATTTGATTGCCTACGCTCGAAGAACTCCACCGGAAGCCGGAAAGCTATTTATCCAAAACCTCAACAATGCTGCTGGCATTGTCAAGCGGGGAGCTTCTCGAATTGCATGGCCCTCAGTTGAGAAAGATCTGCCTCAATTTGAGAAAAGAATTGACAACATTATTAGTGATTATTACCGCATCGCAAACAGGAAGTTCAGCTAATGGCAGTAAATGTAGTCCTCAAATCCGTCTTCGATGACAAGGGCCTAAAAGGAGCAGAAGGCGCATTTGACAACATTGGGAAAACCATTGGCAAGATTGGTGGCTTGATTGCTGGTGCATTCTCTGTCAGCGCACTTGTCGAGTTCACAAAAGCCGCTGCCGAAGACGCAAAGAGTGCAGCACTCCTAGCCGAACAGCTTAGAAACACAGTCGGTGCTAATGAGGAGATGATTGCCTCTGTCGAGGAGTCAATCAAGCAGATGCAGTTGTCGGCTGCCGTTGCCGATGATGTTTTGAGACCTGCGTTTGGTCAGCTAGTTCGCGCTACCGGCGATGTTGGTCAGGCTCAAAGGCTAATGCAGATTGCGCTGGATGTTTCGGCGGGAACAGGTCGAAACCTCAACACAGTAACGCTTGCACTTACTAAGGCTTACCAAGGAAACGAAGGCGCACTTAGCCGACTGGGAATCAAGGCACAAGAAGGTGCAGATGTTTTCGGAATGCTTGAGGAGCAGTTTGCCGGAGCTGCTGAGACCGCTGCTCGCAACGACCCCTTCCAAAGACTGACTATCATCTTTGGCGAACTGCAAGAACAAATTGGTCAAATCTTCCTGCCCTACCTAAATGAGATTGCAGACTACTTTGCAAGCGCTGACTTCCAAACAGCCTTTACAAAGATGGGCGTTAGTATCGGTGAAGCCGTTAGGCAAATTGACAACCTATTCCGCAAGCTCACCGGTAGCACCGCACTAACCTTCTTCATTAACCTGATTGACGCTGCTGCTGTCGGTCTAGCACAGATTGCTTATGTTGCTGGTGATGTCGGCAGCATTATCGGTAAATTCCTTTCTGGTGACTTTGCTGGTGCTGGTAAAGACATGAGTACATTCCTGACTCGCTACAACAAATTTGTTCAGGATATTTATGACGCACAGGATAAAGCAGCAGCAGCAGCAGGTTCATTTAGTAGCGACAACCGATTTGACAATCTTCTTGGCGGTTTGAGTGGTGGCGGCGGCGGAGGCGGTGGCGGTGGCAAGACTCCATTTGAAAAAGTGCAGGGCTTCATCAAGCAATCTCAAAAGTCACTTGCACAGGCTCAAGACCAATACAACAAGACCATTGCCAACGCTCAAAAGAAATACGCTGAGGCAGTCCTAAAGACTGAGCAAGAGTTTGGGCAAAAGCTCGCAGACATAGTTCAGAAGTCACAGGATCGCCTTAGAACGGCTTTTGAGTCTGTGGTTAGGGTTTCACTTGCCGACATCTTCGAGGTCGAGGAAACCAAGTCTGTGGCGAATTTGGTGCAAGGCCTCACAACAAGACTTGCCAAGTCACAGGCACTACTTGAGAAGGCAGGCAAGCTCAACGCTGCTGGCTTCTCGCAAACCTTTATTGAGCAGGTTGTAGAAGCTGGAACTGACACAGGAAACGAACTTGCTTCAGCAATTCTCGAATCCACACCTCAAACTCAGGCAGAGCTACAAAGACTATTCCTAGCACTTGAGGCAACTGCCGAGACAGGCATGGATTCTCTGGCTAGTGAAATTTATGACAAGCAAGGCTTGGCAACAAGGGAACTAAAAAACCTATATGCACAAACGCAGACTGAGCTAACTGAGGCACTAAAGGCATTACAGCTTGACTTCAATCAAGAAGTCATTGACGCAAACATGACACTCATCTCGGCGGTTGACAAAATCCGAGAGGCCTTCCAAGAGAACATCGAATCTATGAAGGGCGATCTGGGCGGGCTTGGCAAAGTCGTTGATGACTTTATGAAGAAGCTTGGCAAGGTCGAAACTGACGCAAAGGCTCGTGTTGATGCTGTTACCACTCCGGGAGCTACTGGCGGTGCAGTTACAGGCGGAATGACTGGTATCAGCATGGCGGCATCGGCGGTAACAAATGCCACAGGAATCTTCATTGACTCAATGAATGATGTGACAAGAGTTATCAACTACCTGCAAGAAAGAATTAACGCAGCCAATGAGTTTGCAAACGAGTCGGCCATTGCAGGCAGAACCGCAGAAGCCATGAGCGCAGTCAATCTCAGAAATCAGTTCCGTTCACAGCTAGGACTAATTCAGACGCTCGGCACAGGTGCAGTCGGAACGACAATCAACATAAATGTCAAGACCGACTCAACGCAGTCTTTGGCAATGGTTGGTAAAACTTTGGGTAACACCATCACCAAGTATGTTTCCGCAGGTGGTCAAGTTCTAGGGAGTCCGACACATTGAGCCAGCCAGTGCAGAAGGTAGAGCTTGTATTTGACATTCTCTCGTCATGTCTTGGCTCTTACTTCATTCTTGACGATCCGATAAAGGGCAA